GTCAGGCAAAACCCGCAACTGGCAACCCGCCGGACCCGTCTGGCTCAACCCCGAAACCGAAACCAGCGCCCCTCAAACCAGAGACGCCGCATGAAATCAGCGGACAACTCCTTTGACAAACACCGTCGAGGGCGTGCCGGTGGAATACCGCGGCGAGGATGGCACGATCCGCGGCGATGCCGTGCGGCTGGTGGACCCCGAGGACCGGCAGAACGACTGGCTGGCCGTCGCGCAGTTCACCGTGACCGAGAACGGCCACAACCGCCGCCCGGATGTGGTGGTGTTCCTGAACGGGCTGCCGGTGGGCGTGATCGAGGTGAAGAAACCGGGGGCGGAGACCGCCACGCTGGGCGCGGCCTTCAACCAGTTGCAGACCTACAAGGCGCAGATCCCGTCTCTGTTCCGCGCCAATGCGGTGCTGGTCACGACGGACGGGGTGCAGGCCCGCGTCGGCTCGCTGACGGCCGATCTTGAGCGTTTCATGCCCTGGCGCACGACCGACGGTGCCGATGTCGCCCCCAAAGGGGCGCCGGAGATGGCGGTGCTGATCGAGGGGGTGTTCGCACGGCCGCGCCTTCTGTCGCTGATGCAGGATTTCACGGTGTTTGGCGACACGCCCGGCGGGATCGTCAAGATCATCGCGGGCTATCACCAGTTCCACGCCGTGAAACGGGCGGTTGTCAGCACGATCGAGGCCAGCCGCGCGCAGGGCGACCGCAAGGCGGGGGTGATCTGGCACACGCAGGGATCGGGCAAAAGCCTGCTGATGGCCTTCTACGCCGGGCAACTGGTGCGCGAACCGGCGATGGAAAACCCGACAATCGTCGTCATCACCGATCGCAACGACCTGGATGACCAGCTCTTCGGCACCTTTTCCATGTGCCGCGACCTGATCCGCCAGACCCCGGTGCAGGCCGACAGCCGCGAGGATCTGCAAAAGGCGTTGGCACGGGCGTCGGGCGGGGTGGTTTTTACCACGATCCAGAAATTCGCCCCCGAGAAGGGCGAGGCCTATCCGATGCTGACCGACCGCCGCAACGTGGTGGTGATCGCCGACGAGGCACACCGCAGCCAATACGGCTTCAAGGCGCGGATTGAGAAAACCGGCGAGATCGCCTATGGCTTCGCCAAGCACCTGCGCGACGCGCTTCCGAACGCGTCCTTCATCGGCTTCACCGGCACGCCGATTGAACAGGACGATGTGAACACGCCAGCCGTGTTCGGCCATTACATCGACGTCTACGACATCAGCCGCGCGGTCGAGGATGGGGCGACGGTGCCGATCTACTATGAGAGCCGCCTGGCGCGGATCGAACTGCCAGAGGCGGAAAAGCCCAAGGTCGATGCCGAGATCGAAGAACTGACCGAGGACGAGGCCATCAGCGAGCAGGAGCGTCTGAAGCGCAAGTGGTCGACGGTCGAGGCGCTGGTCGGCTCTGAAAAGCGCCTGCGGATGGTGGCCGAGGATCTGGTCGCGCATTTCGAGGCGCGGGTGCAGGCGATGGATGGCAAGGCGATGGTCGTCTGCATGAGCCGCCGCATCTGTGTAGAGCTCTATAACCAGATCGTGGCGCTGCGGCCCGAGTGGCATTCGGACGACGACAACGCCGGAACGGTGAAAATCGTGATGACCGGCTCGGCCTCTGATCCGGAAGCCTGGCAGCCCCATATCGGCGGCAAGGCCCGGCGCGACCTGCTGGCAAAGCGGGCGAAGGACCCGAAAGACCCGCTCAAGCTGGTGATCGTGCGCGACATGTGGCTGACAGGGTTCGATGCGCCCTCGATGCACACGATGTATATCGACAAGCCGATGCGCGGGCATGGCCTGATGCAGGCCATCGCACGGGTGAACAGGGTGTTCCGCGACAAGCCTGCGGGACTGATCGTCGACTACATCGGCGTCGCCCAGAACCTGAAGTCCGCGCTGGGCCAGTATTCCAAGTCGGACCAGGAGCAGGCGGGGATCGACGAGGCCGAGGCCGTCGCGGCCCTTCTGGAACGCCTCGATGTCGTGCGCGCCATGTATCATGGATTCGATTATTCCAGAGGGCTGACCGGCACCCCGCAGCAGCGCCTTGTCACACTGGCCGAGGCGCTCGACTGGATTCTGGCAAAGCAAGACGAGGCGGCGCAGCGGGAAACCGACAAGGAAGCCAAGAAGGCCGCACACCGGCGGTATCAGGATGCGGTGCTGGGTTTGTCCAAGGCGTTTGCGCTCTGTTCTGCCAGCGACGCTGCCCGCGAAGTTCGGGACGAGGTCGGTTTCTTCCAGACCGTGCGGGCCGCGATGGTCAAGGCTGCCGACACCTCGGGCCGCTCCGCCGCCGACCGCGATCTTGCCATCCGGCAGATCGTGAACGGTGCCGTTGCCTCGACCGAAATCGTCGACATCCTGTCGGCGGCCGGGCTTTCGTCCCCGGATATTTCGATCCTGTCGGACGAGTTCCTGGCCGAAGTCGGGCAGATGGAGAAGAAGAACCTCGCCCTCGAAGCATTGAAAAAGCTGTTGAACGACGAAATCAGGTCGCGCAGCAAGTCCAACGTGATTGAGACCCGGAAATTCTCGGAGCGGCTGGAAGAGGCGATTTCGCGCTATCACACCAACGCCATCAGCACCGTTGAAGTGCTGCAAGAACTGATCGCACTGGCCAAGGAGGTCCGCGAGGCCAGGAACCGTGGCGAAGAGACCGGCTTGACGCCCGAGGAAATCGCCTTCTACGACGCGTTGGCCGACAACCAGAGCGCCGTCGATGTTCTCGGCAATGACCAGCTGAAGATCATCGCGCATGAGCTGCTCAAGGGGCTCAAGGCCAACGTCAGCATTGACTGGGCGCACCGTGACAGTGCGAGGGCCCGCTTGCGTGTACTCGTGAAGCGCATCTTGCGGAAATACGGGTATCCACCGGACCTCGAGGAAGCCGCAGTCCGAGGGGTGCTGGCGCAAGCGGAGGCCATGCTCTCGGAGATCACAGGTTGATCATGGCCACGAGAATATTGGTGGCACACCGGGCGGTGAGCCGATATTCGCTTCGGATGCAAAGGATCAAGATCAATTACCTTCAAGCGGACGTTCCCGGCGTGGCATTTAGACGCCGCTTCAAAGTTGCAATCGGTCTCTACTTTCCACATCATAGTTGAGCGTCATGAACCCGATTTGAGTGGGATGAGACTATCTAATGCTCGACCAGATGTTCACTGCGGAGAATTTCCGCCGAATTTTCGATTCTGAGAACCGCAAGGGGCTCGATGTGGCGAGCCGCTACTTCCCCACGCTAGAACCGCTCACACTCGCCGTGCGCGCGAAAGTGCAAGACATACGAGATCATCGCACCATCGAAGAGACGATGGCGGCGGACGTGTTCGAAACAAAACTGATCGCGCTGAAGACGGAACTCGCCGACTTGAAGGCCGACAAATCGGCAGCCGTCGATGCCAAGATGAATGAAATCAGCCAGAAGGTTCTCAAATCGAGCTTCAAGATCGACCTGTCCGAAAAGATTGGTCCGAATGGGAAGTCCGTATTCTGCATTGACGCCGAGCCCGAGACCTTCTTCGTCATCAAGCAGCTCCAGCGCAACATTCATCGCATCTACGGCGTCAAACAGGCGAACCGGCACGACCTAGTCTGCCAGCTTCGTGACATGCTCGGCGGCAGCTTCCCCTTCGAGCTGATCCGCACCGATATCTCATCATTCTATGAAAGCATCGACCGGAAACGGCTGGTCGAGAAGCTTGACGACGACCAGCTTTTGAGCCCTGCGTCCAAGAAATACATCAAGCAAGTGCTGGATTCATATGGCGCGATTTCCGGCACTGCGATTGGTGTTCCGCGTGGAGTCGGGATCAGCGCCTACCTCGCTGAGCTCTACTTGCGACCCGTCGACAAAGCGATCCGGGAGATACCCGGCATGGTCCTCTATTGCCGGTTTGTCGACGACATTGTAGCCGTGTTTGCGCGACCTCCGGCAGGTGAGAACCTTGGCTCATTCAAGGATCGAATTATCGACATCTTTGGCCACAACTCACTCACACACAATGCATCGAAGACAATTGAAATTCGCCTCGCTGACTCCGAACCCAAGGTATTCGAGTATCTCGGTTATCGCTTCAGCTTGAACAGCGGAAAATGCGAGATTGGTCCGAGTACGACAAAAGTGGATAAATATCGCGCACGAATGAATGCCGCTTTCGAAGCGTACTGGAGGGTAAGGCCGATCAATCCGAGGACCGCCTATCGCGAACTGGTCGGACGCATCAAGTTTTTAACGGGCAACACCCGGCTCTCAAATAGCAAATCTCAGGCTACCACTGGTATCTATTTCAATAATTCTGTCGCTACTGACCTCTCAAGCTTTGATCAGCTCGATAAGGAGTTGAAGGCGCACATCAGCACACTGAAGAGCAGCAGCCTGCAAAAGCAGTTGAAGAAGTTTAAATTCACCACAGGCTTCATGCAGCGGCGGTATCATAATTTCAGGACGCGAGAGTTACAGATGATAGTAAGGGTCTGGAAGCATGGCTAAGCGGCGCATCTCGCTCACCCACCGAAAACAACGGTCGGTCCTGACAGACATGTTGCCGTTCGAGGTGCCGCCGACCTTTTCCAATCGTGGCTACTATCGCTTTCTGCGGAATAACAGCATTGAGATCGAAAACGGGTACTTGCGCTGGGTTTGCGAAACCGAAGGCATTGATAGCACGATGCGCCTCCTATTCGGGATCAAGGCCGACGCCGTAATCGGCACGGAGGTCGTAACCGAATGGGGTAAGGCAAAGACGCGGCGAACGGTGCCAGTTAGCAAGTGCGAGATGGCGACGATACCGTTTAATTTTCGAATCGCCCACAACCTTGACGGGCGGACCTTGAGCGTCGTGCATCCGCGCAATCAGGTCGAGGTCGCAAGCTTCTATGCAGCCCACGGTGCGCTAATCATCTACCACACATCTGTCAGTGAGTTTTCGATCCGCCACCCGGTATCGGTATCGCGCTATGTCTATTTCAAGGACAAGCTTCATGATGAGCGGCTGGATGCTGTGGCCGGGCTGGAGGAGGAGGATCGCGAGTACGAACAGCTCGGCTCATATTTCGTCTACCGGAAATACCGGAACATCCATCGCTTTTTTGAATCGTACGAGTACCATCGTAGCGAGAAAAAGTATGATGCGATGGTGCAGATCGACGTTAGCAAGTGCTTCGACAGCATCTACACCCACTCCCTACCCTGGGCCGTGCTGGGCAAGGAACAAACGAAATTCAGTATGGATTCTTCAAGGCGCACCTTCGGGGGGCGCTTCGACGCCCTCATGCAAAATCTGAATCACAAAGAGACCAACGGCATCGTCATTGGCCCGGAGTTTTCTCGGATTTTTGCCGAGATTATTTTGCAGTCAGTGGATGCGGAATTGGTTACCAAGTTGGCTGCGCGGTCCAAACTTATCCATAAGGTGGATTACGAAATTTTCCGTTACGTCGATGACTTCTTCATTTTCTACAACGAGGATTCGACGCAACTCAAGATTTTCGAAATGCTTCAGGATATCCTCAAGTGGAAGAAGCTCAGCATCAACAGCGGGAAAATCAAGCGCTACCAGAAGCCGATCATCACCGAGATCACGATCGCCAAAGAGCGCATCTCGGAACTTCTGAATAACGAGATTGATCCGGTTTGCGAAGAGGAGTTATTGGCTGATCCTGTCAATCCCACAAAACAGAAGTTGTCCTGCGCGATAAACGCAAATCGGCTAATTACTCGTTACAAGGCCGCCATACAGGAGTCAGGCGCGACCTATGGCGATCTTCTCAATTATACCTTCGCTATCATCGAAAACAAAATTGAGAAGCTCTTCAAGGCCTACATCGCAAGTGACAAGACGGACCGGGACCGCAAACGTCTCTCCAATGCGCTGCTGGCGATTATGGAGTTTGCCTTCTTCGCATACTCAGCGAGCCCGAAGGTCAATCACACTATCCGCATTTGCCGAATGATCTCGACCTCAACAGACTTTCTGCACGCTCAGAATCTACCCTATGAGCAGAAGCACCTACTGTTCAAGTATGTACACGACAACGTGTTGCAGCAGCTTGAGAAAAACACGATGAGCGTGCATCGTGAGGTCGAAAATCTCTATCTTCTGATCTCGCTCTCACAAATTGGTCGGGAATACTGGCTGCCGGTCACCGTGCTACTACGTCACTTCCTGATCCAAGAGGAAGAGGGGACCGGAAATTACGCCCGTCCAACTGGATTCATGAACCACTTTTCGATCACGATACTGCTGTCATACATCAAGGATAAGGTCAGATATGCGAAGCTGAAAAACTTTGTTGAGGCGCACGTCATCACTAAGCTTGAATATATGAAAGCGCATTGTCCCAACGATGCTGAGACACTGATCATGTTGCTAGATCTTATTGTTTGCCCATATATCAGCGCTGCTACCAAAGAAGCCATTGGGCAGATATTTGGGATGGACGCGGCAGGTCTTGCCTCGGTCCAAGCGTCCAATGACCAATGGTTTACTGCTTGGGGTGACAAATTCGATCTCGGAAAGGAACTGGACGCAAAGCGTAGCCGTGAGGTATACTAGTCGTGGCGCTCCGCTCTACCCTTAATGGCTGTTGGCAGCCCACACACAAGCGCCCACGCCCCCTTTGTATCAATCGAAGGTTGCGTAGCAGGACGGTAGGAGCGGGCCGTCCCATTACTTTTAAACCGGGAACGGTTCCATTCTCTTGATTATACACCATGCTCGAATGGTCGCTTTTGCGACGCCGCCACGCAGAACCGCGACATGTGATGAAAGTCTGCTTTGGGCCGAGAGTGCCCCCTCCCATGGTTCCTCCCCGGCCCTGTTTGTCTGCGGGGGGGCGCAGCGCGGCGTTTCGCTAGCGACAGGCACTTTCACCGGGGAATCCAGGCGGAATCCACCTGCCGGACGATCTTGGAAAAAGCGACTCGTTATCAAAGGCTTGCGGAATCACGATCGTGGCGTGCTGGATTCTTTTGCGGAAGCCAGGGAATCCAGTTTTCGGAAGCCACCCCGCCGGAAGCCAGCCAGTGGAAGCCACCCGCTGCGAAGCCGTTGAATCCGCGTGTATTTTTCGTTTGACAAAGCTGCCCCCCTTGACTCATACCTTGATCATCGAAGATTTGCGCCCGCAGGTATCCCCTCGCGGGCGCTTCTCATTTCCCCACATCGCGGATCCCGATCCTGCCGCTGGCATCGCCCGGCCCGCATCGGCTTGCCCGCCCTGCCCCACATGGAAGCGACCCGATGGACCTGGTCTTTGCGCCGAGCCAGATCGAGACTTGGCCTCTCGACCGGCTGCGCCCGTACGCCCGCAACGCCAAGATCCACGGCAGCGACCAGGTGGCCAAGATCGCGGCCAGCATGGCGAAGTTCGGCTGGACCGTGCCCTGCATGGTGGCCGACGATGGTGAACTGATCGCCGGGCACGGCCGGGTGCTGGCGGCGGCAATGCTCGGGCTGAAGGACGTGCCGGTGATCCGGCTCAGCCATCTCGACGAAGCGGAACGCCGGGCCTACCGCATTGCGGACAATAAGCTCACGGAACTCGGCGAGTGGGACGAGGCCATGCTGCGCGACGAGATCGCGGGGCTGCTGGCCGAGGATTTCGACCTGTCGCTGCTGGGGATCGCCGACGAGGATCTGGACGCGCTCCTGCGCGATCCGGATCAGATCGATGGCGGCGCGGTCGAGGGCGAGGATGACATTCCCGAACCGCCGGTCACACCGGTGTCGGTGCCGGGCGACCTCTGGCAACTCGGGTCGCACCGGTTGATCTGCGGCGACAGCACGTCAGCCGATGTGGTCGGACGGTTGCTGGGCGATGTGCGCCCCCTGCTGATGGTGACCGACCCACCCTACGGCGTGGAATATGACCCGTCCTGGCGCAACCAGGCGGGGGCGGCCAAGACCAGGCGCACCGGCAAGGTGCTGAACGACGACCGGGCCGACTGGCGCGAAGTCTGGGCGCTGTTCCCCGGTGACGTGGCCTATGTCTGGCACGGCGCGCTGCATGCGGCGACCGTGGCCGACAGCCTGGTGGCCGCGGGTCTCAGTATCCGGTCACAGATCATCTGGGCGAAGGACCGGCTGGTCCTCAGCCGCGGCGACTATCACTGGCAGCACGAACCCTGCTGGTATGCGGTGCGCGCGAAGGGCAAGGGCCACTGGGCCGGGGACCGCAAGCAGACGACGCTGTGGCAGATCTCCGGCAAAGATCAGGACGCCGCGACCGTGCATGGCACACAGAAGCCGGTCGAATGCATGCGCCGCCCGATCCTGAACAATTCCAGCCCGGGTCAGGCGGTGTTTGAACCCTTCATGGGATCCGGCACCACATTGATCGCGGCCGAGACCACCGGCCGCGTCTGCTTCGGGATCGAGTTGAACCCGGCTTATGTCGATGTGGCCATCGAGCGCTGGCAGCAATTCACCGGGCAGGAAGCGGTGCTGGCGGAATCCGGGGAGAGTTTCGCAACCCTCAAATCCAGGAGACTGGCAGCATGAACAGACCCATCGCCATCCAGCAGGCTGCAACCAGCCATGACGAAATCGCCGCTCTCGCCAGCGCGGTGACCGACTATCAGGAGAAGCTGCGCGACGCGAAAGGCTATCCTCGGATCGACGCCCTGCAACAGGATTTGCGTGCCACGCGCCAGCGCCTCGCCGTGCTGTTCGGCGAGCGCCATGGCTGGCGACTGTCCAGATCGGACTTTTCACCCTCGGTTCTCGCGCGGCGCGGCTTGTTCAATGGGCGCGGCTACCACGTCGATCCCTGGCCGCGCGAGCTCGTCGATCATGGGTATTTCTACCGCAAGGACAGGAAAGCCGCAGCGGTGGCCGCCCATCTCTACGGCACATTCGATGCCGCGAAGCGTCAGGATACCGAGGCCACGGCTGCGCTTTACGGGCTTCGCGTCACCTGGCCCGAGGATTTCCCGAGCTGGTATCTCCCCGGCCGAACCACGCTGATCGTCTGCACGCCGCTGGCCGAACCCGCGCGATGATGATGCCTCCCGACCGGATCGAACACTGGCCCCTCGCCCGGCTGAGACCCTATGCCCGCAACGCCAAGACCCACGATGCCGATCAGGTTGCAAAGATCGCCGCCAGCATGGCCGAGTTCGGCTGGACCGTGCCGGTGCTGGTGGCCGCTGATGGCGAATTGATCGCAGGCCATGGCCGCATTCTGGCGGCCGCGCACCTCGGCCTGTCCGAGGCCCCGGTCATCGTGCTGGGCCATTTGACCGAGGCGCAACGCCGCGCCTATCGCATCGCCGACAACAAGCTCACCGAGCTGGGCGGCTGGGATGAGGCCCTGCTGTTGCAGGAATTGCAGGCGCTGATGGCCGAGGATTTCGACCTCGGGCTGATCGGCATCCCCGTGGACGAACTGGATGCTCTGCTGGCAGACGCCGACGACCGCCCGACGATTTCTGACGACGCGGCCGATGCGATCCCGGCCCCGCCCGCTGAACCGATCACCCGCCCCGGCGATATCTGGCAGTTGGGCAAACATCGCCTCTGCTGCGGCGATGCCACCGATCCCGCCGCTGTCGCCAGACTGATGCAGAATGAGGCGGCCATGCTGATGTTCACCTCGCCGCCCTATGCCCAGCAGCGCGACTATGGCGCGGCCAGGGAAAAACTCGGCGATTGGGATGCGCTGATGCAGGGCGTATTCACCGCCGCCCCGATCACCGCCGACGCGCAGGTCTTGGTCAACCTCGGCCTCGTGCACCGGAGCGGCGAATGGCAGCCCTATTGGGAAGGATGGGTCGAATGGATGCGCGCTTCTGGCTGGCGGCGGTTTGGATGGTATGTGTGGGACCAGGGGCCGGGCTTGCCGGGCGACTGGCAGGGACGCCTGGCCCCGTCGCACGAGTTCATTTTCCACTTCAATCGCGCATCCCGCAAACCCCACAAGACCGTGCCGTCCAAGCACGCGGGCGAAACTTTGGGCGGCGGCGGGCTGCGCGGGGCCGACGGCAGCGTCCACGCCAAGACCGGCACCGGCAACGCGATCCAAAGCCATCGTATCCCGGACTCTGTGTTCCGCATCATGCGCCACAAAGGGGGCTTGGGCGCAGCGGGATCGCACCCGGCGGTGTTCCCCGTGGCGCTGGTCGAGGCCGTGCTGACGGCGTTCTCGGATCCGGGCGACCTGATCTACGAGCCGTTCTGCGGCTCCGGAACCCAGATCGTCGCCGCCGAACGCGCGGGGCGGCGCTGCTTCGCGATGGAGCTGGACCCGGTCTATTGCGACGTGGCCGTGCGGCGGTGGGAAATGGCGACGGGGCGAAAGGCACAGTTGGAAAATCGCAACGAGACCACCATTGGCAAGGAGACAAAACAGCAATGATCATCGACACCCCGATCTGGCGAAACGCCGACCTCATTCGGATCATCCCGATCACGCGCGCGGACCTGAACCAGGCCATATCCCGAAACGACTTTCAGCCTGAAAACACACCCAAGCCCGGAAAGGCGCGCTGGTACAGCTGGAGAGACGTGGTGTCGGTTGCTGCCGCACAGGACTTGCGCAAACTTGGCTTTGGTCCCTCCATCGCATTTGGGCTGGTGCAAAACCACCTGTCACCGTTTCTGCGGGGTAGCATAGACGCCCCGGACGATTGCGCAGGAGTGCTTTGGCTTATCCGTCCTGGTGACGACCATCTCAACATTGAGACCCCGTGTGAGTTCCTGCGCCACACCGAATACGAGGCGCTCCTTGTCACGCCAAACGAGAGCGCCTGCATCATCGTGAATATCGGGCGCATTGCAGCACGCGTTCGCAATGACCTGCAGGCGACCGAGACCGCCAAGGTCATCCGTGAGGAATTTCAGACGGCGGGGCCGGTGATGTGACCCAATCGCACCGCATGTCGCTGATCGAAGCCGTTACCAATGTCGCGGTGGGCTACGTGCTGGCCGTCGCAACGCAGATCGTCGTGTTTCCATGGTTCGGCCTGCACCCGGGCCTTGGCCAGAACTTGGCGCTGGGCGGGGTCTTTGTCGGCATATCGCTCCTGCGCAGCTACGCGCTGCGCAGGCTGTTCGAGCACTGGCGATAACGGCGGGGCATCAGGCAGCCTCGATTTTGTACACGGTGCCTCTGCCCGTGACCTTCTCTGAGGTAATCGGCAGGTTCAGCTTCTTCTTGAGCCCGCCCGAAATCAGGCCTCTTGCCGAATGTGCCAACCAGCCCGTCGCTTCGACGATCTCGGCGATGGACGCCCCCTCGGGTCGCTGAATGAGGGCGATGATCTCCGCCTGCTTGGTGCCGGCGCGGATGGCGACCGGCTTCGGTGTGGCAGGGCTGGGGGATGCTTCGGGCGTATCCTTTGGCCGAGTGACCAGCTCCAGCTTTGCCTTGCGGAGGTCGGTCATTGTGCTCGCCACCACCGGCTCGATCCCGATGGCCAGCAGCCCCGCCTCGGTGACCACCAGCGTGGTGCCGTGCCCATCGCCGGTTTCTCGCCAGAGCGGCTCATTGCGCCGCAGGTTGGCGTCAACTTCCTGCAGCCAGCCGTGTTCGATCATCCGGGTCACGGCCATCTTCGCCGCCGCCCCGGCCAGCCCCTTGGGCAGCGGCAGGGCGATGTTTTCGGGGCGCTGGGCCCCGGCGCTGAGGATGAGGGTCTGGGTTTCGGTCAGCTTGGTCATGGTGTTCCCCTATTGGTCATGGTTGGCAAGAAAGGCGGCGATGCGCGACATCAGGTCGTTGTGACCGTCGGCATCCGTACCGATGATCACATCTCCATCGTCGTCGCGGTCCAGATTGGCGATCTCGCGCAGCAGCGCGATGGCCTCGTTGCAGGCGGAAACGCGTTCGGCCTCCCATGCGGCGGTGATGGCATCCTGTTCGATCTGGTGGCGCTGGGCCGGATCAAGCGGCATGCTCGCCCTCCTTGAACGCGCTGTCGGTGATCTGGCGCAGCAGGCTGGCGTAGTGGTTCAGGGTGCCGACGTGGCCCCAATTGATCTCGTCGGGGTTCGTCTCGAAATGGTCGTCGCTCAGGGCCTTCAGGCGCTCCAGCATCGCGTCGATCTGGAACTTGCTGGTCATGAAGGCGTCGAGGGCTTTGTTCGACCGCTCCCTCGAAACGGTGGCGGGAGCGGTCTCACTGTCGGTGGCGCGGCGGGTGGTCATGATGCTGCCTCAGATCAGCTGCAGATCGACCAGCACCGCGCTGGCGGCGGCCAGTTGTGCAGTCGGCAGGTCGATCTTGATGTGCGAGAAGAGGTCCGAGCAATCGGCCTTGATCCCGCCCTCACGCAGCGCTGTCTCGATGGCTTCCGCCACCACGCTAGTGCGCGAGCGGTCGAGATGGTCGGGCAGCGTGTCGATGTCGATGCGGATAGTTGTAGTGGCCATGGTCATGTCCTGCCCTCCCTCAGCGCTTGGACGCGGCGGCGACGCCAGCGGCATAAGCCTCTTCCAGCGCGGCGCGGATCGCCCAGACCGCCACATCGTGGAAGTCGAGGCGGTCGCTGTTGCGGGTCTCCAGCGTCTCGATGCTGTGGAAATGCCTGGTCGCGATCTCCAGCAGCAGGGCTTCGCTGGGGGCTTTGGCAGGGGGGGTCTTGGCGGTCATGGGGTGGTCTCCGGGGCTGAGTTGCATCATTTTCCTGTACCCAGAATCGCTCGGCGCGGGAGTGTAATCAACTGAATAAGAAGATCATTTCCATTTAATTCCAATATCTTGAAGGCAGTCAAAGCATCATGGAAGGTATGTCCGAACGGGAGTACTCCGCCCATTCCGGCCTCTCACGCGGGGCGATCCAGAAGGCGCGCAAGGCCGGGCGGCTGGTGGTTTACAAAGACGGCTCGATCAACGCCGCCGCCTCCGATGTACGCCGTGCCGACATGACCGACCCGGACCAGCAGCGGCGCAGCACGGGTGGCGACAGCGGGTTCAGCGGGCCAGCAGACAGCTCGTCCTATCTGAAGGCCCGCACCGCGCTGACGGTCTACCAGGCCCAAGACAAGCAACTGGCAATCCAGAAGCGCAAGGGCACGCTTGTGGACCGGGCCCGGGCGGAAACGCTGGTGTTCCGCCTCGCGCGCCAGGAACGCGATACTTGGGTGACCTGGCCCAGCAGGGTGGCGGCGCTGATGGCGGCCGAGGTGGCAGCAGAGGTGGAAAAGCAATCCGGCACACCAGTGATGATCGAGGCCGCGATCCTGCAGAGGGTGCTGGAAACCCATGTCAGACAGCACCTCGACGCCCTCGCCGATCTCCGGGTCTCGCTTGGATGATGACAGTGATGATCTGACCGGCGACGACCTGACCGCAGAACTCGACCTCAGCTTTGACGGGGCCGAGGATATCCTGCGGGTTTGGCGGAACGGCATGCGGCCCGATCCGGACCTGACGGTATCGGAATGGGCGGATCAACACCGCTGGCTGTCCTCGCGCGGTGCGGCCGAACCGGGGCGCTACCGCACGGCCCGCGCGCCCTACCTGCGCGAGATCATGGATGCGCTGTCGCCAAGGTATCCTGCGCAGCGCATCACCTTCATGAAGGCCGCGCAGGTCGGGGCGACCGAGGCTGGCAACAACTGGATCGGCTTCGTGATCCATCACGCGCCGGGGCCGATGCTGGCGGTACTGCCAAGCCTGGAACTGGCGAAGCGGACGTCACGCGGTCGTTTGGACCCGCTGATCGCGGATAGCCCGGCGCTGCGCGAACGGGTCAATCCGGCCCGGTCGCGCGATGCGGGCAATTCGATGCTCTCAAAAGAGTTCCCCGGCGGCATCCTGGTGCTGACCGGCGCAAACAGCGCCACCGGCCTGCGGTCCATGCCTGCGCGGTATATCTTTCTCGATGAGGTCGACGCCTATCCGCCTTCCGCCGACGAGGAAGGCGATCCGGTCACGCTGGCAGAGGCGCGCACCACCACCTTCTCGCACCGGCGCAAGGTATTCATGGTCTCGACGCCCACGATCAGGGGGCTGAGCCGGATCGAGCGCGAGTTTGAGGCCAGCGATCAGCGCAGGTACTTCGTGCCCTGCCCGCATTGTAGCCAGATGCAATGGCTGCAGTTTGACCGCCTGCGCTGGGACAAAGGCCGCCCCGACACCGCCGCCTATCATTGCGAAGGGTGCGAAAAACCCATCGCCGAGCATCACAAGACGCAGATGCTGGAGCGGGGCGAATGGCGCGCGACGTCCGTGTCGGCCGATCCGCATTCGATCGGCTTCCATATCTCGGCGCTCTATTCGCCCTTGGGATGGAAAAGCTGGGGCCAGATCGCCCGCGAGTGGCTGGCGGCGCAGGACTCGGAGGAAATGCTGCGTGTGGCGCGCAACACCCTGCTGGGCGAGACATGGGTCGAGAGCGGCGATGCGCCGGAATGGCAGCGGCTGGCGGAACGGCGCGAAAGCTACGCGGGCGTGCAGATCCCGGCAGGCGGTCTGTTCCTGACCGCTGGCGTCGACGTGCAGAAGGACCGCATCGAGGTCGATGTCTGGGCCTGGGGCCGGGGCTTGGAGTCCTGGCTGGTCGATCACATCGTGATTGCGGGCGGTCCGGATGATCCGACGTGTTGGGACAAGCTGACGGCCCTCTTGGGTCGGACATGGACCTGCGCAAATGGCGCCGTGATGGTGATCGGCAAGCTGGCCATCGACACCGGCTATGAGGCCCCGGCGGTTTATGCCTGGGCGCGCAAGCAGGGTTTTGAGCAGGTGGCCCCGATCAAGGGCCTGGAAGGCTTCAACCGCGCGACGCCGGTGTCGGGGCCGACCTTTGTCGACGCCACCGTGGCTGGCCGCCGCCTGCGGCGCGGCGCGCGGCTGTGGTCGGTGGCCACGGCGACCTTCAAAACCGAAACCTACCGCTTCCTGCGGCTGGAACGCCCCTCGGACGAAGACCGCGCGCTGGGGGTGCTCGATGCCCCCGGCACCGTGCACCTGCCGGACTGGATCGACACCGAATGGTTGAAGCAGCTGGTGGCCGAACAGCTGGTCACCGTGCGCAACAAGCGCGGCTATGCCCACCCCGAATGGCAGAAGATGCGCGAACGCAACGAGGCTCTGGACACACGCGTCTATGCGCGGGCGGCGGCCTGGATCATGGGCGCGGATCGCTGGGACGAGGCGACCTGGCGACGGCTCGAGGCGCAGGCCGGGGTGGAAACCCGACCGGCTTCGCCCGTCACGGCAACTGAACCAGTGTCGCCCACCCCGCCCAAGGCCGGAACACCGGCCACGCCACGGCGCAAACGCCGAGCCTACACACCGAACTTCATGAGGGACTGAGATGGATCTGGAACGGATGCGCGCGCTTCTGGCAGCACTTCAGGAGGCGCGCTACGCGGGCGTCCGCTCGGTCAGCTATGACGGCAAGACCATCACCTATGGGTCGGACGCGGAACTGGCCAATGCCATCAGCGATCTGGAAACCCGGATTGCCACCGCCAGTACCGGCACCCCGCGCCGCCGCCGATGGGGCACTGTCGCGTCAAAAGGCCTGTGATCCATGGCGTTTGAAGCGTTCCGCCAGAGGCTGGGATCGATCATCGGCGGGTTCGATGCAGCACAGGCCCATCGCCGCCTGCGCGGGTTCCGGGCCAGCCGCGCCCATGTGAACACGCTGATCGCGGCCTCGGGCGACACGATCACCGCCCGTGCCCGCTGGCTGGTCAGAAACAACGGCTATGCGGCCAATGCGGTGGAGAGCTTCGCCAGCAACGTGGTGGGCGACGGGATCAAACCCTCATCGACCATCGCCGATGCCGCCAGGAAGGAAGAGCTGCAGGCGTTGTGGCTCGCGTGGACCGATGACGCCGATGCCGAAGGGTTGACGGATTTCTACGGGCTACAGCGCCGGGCCGCGCGCGAGGTCTTCCTGTCAGGCGAGGTGTTCCTCCGCATCCGGCCGCGCCGGGTCGAGGATGGGCTGACCGTGCCCCTGCAATTGCAGATGTTGCCTGCGGAAATGCTGCCGCTCGACATGAACCGTACCCTGCCCGGTGCCGGGCTGATCCGGCAGGGCATCGAGTTTGACGGCATTGGCCGCCGCGTGGCCTATCACTTCCTGCGCCGCCATCCGGGTGATCTGACCGACCCGGGTCTGTCAGGCGAAACCGTCCGCGTTCCGGCTGCGGACGTGATCCATGTGCTCGACCCGGTCGAAGCGGGCCAGCTGCGCGGTGTGTCGCGCTTTGCTGCCGCTATCGTGAAGCTGTTCACACTGGACCTCTATGACGATGCCGAGCTGGAACGGAAGAAGATCGCCGCGATGTTCGCGATGTTCATCACCTCCCCCGCCCCGGAAACCCCGCTGGAACCGACCGAGGAGGATCTGGAGGTCGAACCGGGCCAGGTCGTGCGGCTCGATCCCGGCGAGGATGTGTCGACCCCGGCAACACCGGACTCGGGCGGCACCTATGAGCCGTTCCAGTATCGCACCTTGCTGCAGATCGCGGCGGCGCTGGGCGTGCCCTATGGGTACCTCACCGGCGACACCGCCAAGGGCAACTTCTCGAACACGCGGATCAGCCTCATCGAATTCCGCCGCCGCATCTCGGCCTGGCAGCATGGTGTGCTGGTTTATCAGCTCTGCCGCGCGGTCTGGGTGCGCTGGATGGACACAGCCGTGCTGTCGGGTGCCCTCGACCTGCCGGGCTATGACAGCCAGCGGCGGCAATACCATGCCTGCGCCTGGTTGCCCACGAAATGGGACTGGATCGACCCGATGAAGGACGCCTCGGCCGAGATCCTGCAGATCGAGGCGGGCCTGAAGTCCCGCACGCAGGCGCTGGCTGAGCGGGGCTTTGATGCCGAACAGGTGGACCGCGAAATAGCCGCCGAGCGCAAACGCGAATTGGCGCTGGGCCTCGACTTCCGGCGGCCGGGGTCGCCTGCGCAGGGGCCGGGCGAAGGTGGGGCGAAAGACGCGGAGCAGGACAGCGCCAAGGACGACGAGGCCGACGACGACGCACAGGACACCGCCGATGAAAAACCCGACGCATCGGAGGGCGCATGATGCACCACGCCCAAATCGCACAGCGCGCCTTCAACACCCCGCTGATGGTCGATCCCGCCAAGGCGCTGGCCTTCCTGTCCGGGCTGGGACCGCGCATCACGGGGCAGGAGATCACTTTCGCGGGGGTCGATCTTCTGTCTGGTGAAGTTGAGCATGCGGCCCTGCCCGCCCGCGCCTCGCTGTTCGGAAATGACCTTGCCCAGCGTCATCAGCGCAACGGCACCCAGCCCTTCACCATGATCGACGGCATTGCCGTCATCGAAATCGCCGGAACGCTGGTGCATCGCGGCGCGTGGATCGGGCAATCTTCCGGGCTGACGTCTTATGAAGGCATCACCGCCCAGATCCAAGCTGCCATCGCGGATCCCGGCGTTCGCGGCATTGCGCTGGATATCGACAGCTTCGGTGGCGAGGTCGCAGGTGCCTTCGATCTGGCAGATCGTATCCGCGCCGCCCGGGCGCAGAAGCCCATCCACGCCTTTGTCGCCGAACATGCGCTCTCGGCTGGCTATGTCCTGGCCTCCCAGGCGAACCGGATCATCCTGCCCCGCACCGGCGCTGTCGGCAGCATCGGCGTGGTGGCCCTGCACACCGACATGAGCGGGGCGCTGGATCAGAAGGGCATCGCGGTCACCCTGATCCATGCGGGCGCGCACAAGGTCGACGCAAACCCCTACCAGCCGCTGCCCGAGGCTGTGCACGACCAGATGCAGCGCGAGCTGGAGGTTGTCCGCTTTCTCTTCGCGGAAACCGTCGCCGCCGGTCGCGGGGATCGCCTGACACACGCCGCAGCGCTGGCCACGGAAGCGGCCGTGTTTCGCGGGGCCGATGCCATCGCCGCAGGTCTGGCCGACGACCTCGCCGATCCTGTCACCGCTTTCCACGCTTTCGCCGCCGCACCCCGCGGCACCACTTCCCCCAGCAGAAAGGGTCCACAGATGACCACCACGCCCACTGACACCCCGAACCCGGCGCCGGTTGCCGATGCAGCTGCCAATCCCCCTACGGCAACGGTATCACCGGCCACGCCCGAACCGCCCGTGAACGCTGCAGCACCTGACACCGCCGCCATGACCGCCGACGCCGTGCGTGCCGAAGCGGCCGAGGTGGCGCAGGTCTGTGCGCAGGCCGCCCGGCTCGGCGTGACCATCGACGCGGCCGATGCCGTCACCAAGGGTCTGAAGCCCGAAGCCCTGCGCGCCCGCGTGCTCGCCGATCTCGCCGCCCGCAGCGATGCGGCGGGCATCATCGCCACCGCCCCGGCCGCAGCCGCCGCAAAAGACAGCCCGATCATTGCTGCCGCCAGGAAGGCTGCGACCGACGCCAAGCGCTGAACCGGCGCCACTCCCACCTTCCCCACCCCAAAACCATGGAGACTGACCAATGCCCGTCCTGACGGAACCGCCCAGCACGGGCGATGTCCTCAAATACGAGGTCAACCCGAACTACACCCGCGAAGTGATCACCCTGCTGATCGGCATGCCCTACCCGGTCGGCTCGGTGCTG